GTCCTCTCAGCTGGACTTGTCGGACCCCGAAGGGTGCGGCTGAATCATCTCGAAGTCAGAGGTGCTGTACTTCCCAGATGACACCAGTTTCTAGCAAAAATCACTTACGAGCTGCTGCAAATGATTGGCTGTGGGCTGGTCCTCTTCCACGATGCTGGTCTCTGATGGAGACGGTAGAGATGGATAAGTGGAGGGATCGATGAACGGGAGCGATTGCTCCTAGAGAAACTCAATATCACTGCTGAGACACTCCTAAATGTACGAATATCGTCCCTTCATGCTTGTCTGGGACAGTGCGATTCGACACTGAGTGAGGATAGAGAGCTCAAGATCGCGGCTGATATACTCAGTCTCGGTCATCTTGGGGACCTTTTTTGGAGCGAGCAGTCCAGCTAAGCTGGCCGCTTCTACAGCGAGGGCTACGTACGGCTTTGCCTTAGAATAGATGTTTGACAAGTAGTTCCATGCTTATAGCAGAGATCCACGAGCCCCAGTCTAAATCTTGGGGTTGTACCGATGAGTAGGCCCATAGCCTCCATCACTCAAATTCTCCAACTTCGATCTGATCGCCGGGTCCTCTATAGCGGCTACAAAGGAATCCGTGGTCAAAGGGAAGAAACAGAAATTGGCAAAGGTGGTCATTTCCATAGTATACGTTGAGGCACTGCCCGTCATGAGGTTAGTCATGGGGGATTCGTATATGAGGAAGTGACACATCTCCATCTGGATGGGATTTGTGGTTGGGTTGAAGATTTTCCCTACTTCAGAGAGAATATCGTTGTTCACGACGGCGCTTGTCACTGAGTAGGTGTCAATTTTGTTGGAAACGGTCGGATTGAAGCGCTTCAGTGAATTGACACTGAAAGACACGTCTCCAGAAGAGTTGCTCAATGAGGACCAGGGTATAGCTACGTGGTAGACTATTCCTGATTCGCCCCATTTTGGTCCTACAATATTCATCTGAGCTCGAGCAGCCCAGATAAAAGCGTTGGTGGCAATGGTACCGCCCTGAGAACCGTACAGGGTGGCCATGGAGAGAGCTTGAGTGGCGCTCTAGAAGGTGGTTCTGGTGAAAAAACCGGCGTTGGGATCGTCGATTTAGCAAAACATAGCTCCACCGAGTTTTGAGTTGGTTGGAAACGCTCCAGCGGAACCATCTCCGTAGTAGGCAGTCAGGATGGGGCACCAAGCGAGGATCTGGAACTTGCGGGTGCCTGGTGGCTGCATGGAACCTATGGTGTAGTCCCAGCAGTTTTGAGCTGAGTATGGGGTACTGATGATACCCGTATGTGCTGTGGAGACGCCCATGCCTTGAAGGTACGGCACGTCATATTGGCCAGGAAAATGCTTCGCGACCATCATAGCATCCCATTGAGTGAGAATCTTTTTCACATTCTAGTAGGGCTAACCGTGATTTGCAAGGGGGGTTCGGCTAGATTGCTAGTTAGGTGTGTTCTACGGTCTCATGAGAGCTACGACGTCCTTAGCGACTTTCTTGACTTCCTCCTTAGTCTTCTTCTTTCTCTTGTGAGATTGAAGGGAAGGAGGTTTTGGGAAATTGGGTTGGGGGGTTTTGGTTGGGTTTGGTTGGTTACTCATTAATATAAAAGACTCGGATCCGCACAGGAGCTCACTCGTTTAAATCAGCCTAAATAAGTCCTCATAACCGATTCCAAGACGGGCATTGACTTAATCTTCGAAGATATAGTCAGTGCTACTGGAAGCGTAGAGTACAGCATTAGTCTAATTAATCAATTTCTGCTGTGCGTCTGTGATCCTTTGTCCATGAGCATGTTTGGCGGCCGATATCCATAGCAAGTCCTCCAAGAGATGGGAGACTGCTTCGGTTTTAAAACCTTGGTATATGGCTAAGCGGTGCAGGTAAGGATTGTTCAACAACTGTGCATTCTTCTTTGAGTAGAACTGTTTTGTCAGAAGAAGCTTCTTTGGATCCCTGATGAGGACCCATTCAGACATGCCTCCATTAGACAAGCTCCACTTCGAGCAAAAATCCACATCCTGAACTTCACCGATGGTTATTTCAGGAACACACTGCCCAAGTCCGATTCCGGGCGTATCCTTCTTTTCGGCGGTCAAAGCTCACATGATGGCGGCTATGACAGTTGCAAGTACTTTAGTAGGGAAAATGACACCGTC